TTTGGGCTTGAGGAAGCTCATTGGACAGTGCCTTTCCACATGGCATTCGAGAGAACGAAAAGCTCGCACACACCGTTTGAGGTAACGCGCTTACCGACGCTGCGACCACCTGCCCATCGAGCAAGCAACTTCACGTCACGACGAAAATCAGGGACCAGCCCGAAGATCAGTTCGGCGCCATGTTTGGTAAACATTTGGCGGAATGCTTCGCGGGCATGATCGATCGCGGTGCGACCACGGCTCTCAAAGAGAAAGTGTACCTCATAGATGCCGTCACCTTCGGCATCGAACAAGGCCACGTCGCCGTTCGGGAAGGTAATGGGAATGTTTCCTTGCCGCACCAACCAGGCAGCGCCCGACAAGCCCCGGTTGAGTGGTGCTTTGTCTATTGCCTGGGCGACGAGAGATTTCATGCGTGGATATCCGATCAACCCCAAGGTTCCCGTTGGGCTATGTCGAAGAGCGCATGAAGCGGGGGAACTTTCGACGTTCTAATTCGTTGGGGCCCTGCCTGTCAACCGGGTATCGGGTTGAAGTTCATAAACCCGCGGCGCCGTGCCGGGCCAGTCGGAGGTGCCAAAAGCGGGACGTAGAACCGCTGCGACGTGATATACACCCCGACATTTTTAATCAACGGAACGTAGAACCGCTGATATGTGATCGTCAGGCCGGAAGTCGGAATGACCGGCACATAGAAACGCTGAAACGCAATCGAAACGCTTGTGTAGCGGATCGGCACGTAGAAGCGTTGATATGATACCTTCGTAGTCATTTACGCGGCGCTTTCCCACCCAAGTTCGAATCCCGCCGTGTTGATCTGCGTGTAGGTCAAATTATATTTTGCGGATTTAGCGGCGAGGCTCAAGGAAAGCCCGCTTACTGCAGAACCTACCGTGTCTGAACCACTCTGTCTAATTACTGGCTTGATGTTTTGAGGGCCAGCCCCTCCGTCATTGTTACAACGGAAGACGTGACGCTGTTCCGATCCAACTGTCATTCCAGACAGGGCTCCGAGATCAGCGATAGCAAAAGTCGTACGCTGACCGGCGGTGTTCGACGATACCACGGTCGTATCACTAAAGGTGACTTCGTTAACGTCGGTGTATGCTCCGGTCATGCCGGAGTTGCTACCAGCGCCACTGGCCTTCAAGCTGGCACAGAACGATCCAACAAGCGTGATGCCGACCGAGGCCAGCGTCTGCGAAATTCGCATGTTAGTTGAAGTGTTGTGGCACCACTGCACCGAATCGACTCGCGTGAGAATGGATTCAGTGAACGTGCCCGACTGCGCAAGGACACTATCTTGGTACATCTCGTATGAGTGGCTACCTGCCGAGTTCAGTGTCAACTTTAGTACGATGGTCTGTAGAGTAGACGACGCCACCGTGTAGTCCGCACCTACCTGCGTCCAAGCAGGAGTGGCGAGCGTCCCGCTATTGTACTCGAGCTTGGCAATGCCGGTAGACGACAATCGCCACCGTAGGGTCGGCTGGTCGGAGTTGTTCACCAGCTTCATGATTTCGCAAGCGGGTGAGCCGCCCGAATAAGCGTAGTCGAACCGAAGCCACAGCGTCTCTCCGTCAGCGACGTGGTCGGCAGTGTTGTCCCCGTCCGTAAAATCGGTAAAGAAGTAGTTAACCCCGCTTCCGCACTGCGACGCATGATCGACGTAGGTGGAATTCATGAACGTGCCGCCGGTGCTGGTCGCCACGGTCCCGACGTTACGCGTGAAGGCGGGGCTGCACCCCATGTACAGATAACGATCAGCCATTAGATTGTTCCCGCTAGAGTGAATGAGGCGTTTGCGATAGCGTCCACGCCGGTCTGTGCGACCACTTGGATTTGATCTCCGACCGCGAAAGACACCGTTCCGCCAGAGGTGGAAAAAGTGATCGCGCCGCCCGAAGTGACAGTGATCGTGCCTACGGTTGTCAGCACGCCGGCCGCGGTGCGTTTTTTCACTGTGAAGGTGAATGTGCTCGCAGGGTTGACACCCACATTACCGTAAGAACCGCTGAATTCATCGGCGAACGTGACGGGCGTTGCAAAAGTGTGGAGCAGAAGAATTTCGTCTGCGGTCGGTGCCGTGGAAAATCCGAACGGGACAAAATAGACGCCGGTTCCGCTTGCCGCAAAAGTCAATCGTCCCTGCTGATCAACCGTCACCGTGGCGTTCGTATATGTCCCCGGCGTAACTGTGGTGTCCGTGAGGTATATGGTCACGTCGCCGTCGCCAATCGCACCTCCGCCACCGAGCCCCACTCCCGGAACGATTTCGCTTTTCTGCACGGTTTCCAGAATGCCACCGCGACCTTGCAACAACCGGATAAAATATTCCGTTGGTGTCCCGTCCGAATTGACTATTGGGGTACGATTTTCAAGATTTTGAAGCATCGGGAATTTCCAAATCGTCAATGCGGGTCAATGCCCCATAATCTACGATTTGGAAAAGTCGGCCGGGAGAGAACATGCTACCCAGGCTCAACCAATCAAACCGCTGATCGTAGGCGTTTTCTTCGACCGTGATAGTCCCGCAGGAAACGTAGCTCCCACCTCGATCATCCGAAACGAAAAGTTCCGCAGAATTCAGGGTTTCATCGTATATCTGCGGCGGGCTTCCCGTCAACTCGACACCGAAGCAAGGAACCGCGCTGCGGCCACGAATGATCACCTGCCCCGTGACGACGCGGCGGAACGGCTGGGTAGCGTCTTCGGCGAAATCCGGGTTATCATCGGCCGGTAGTTGCGGATTGAGAAAATAGAGTGTTCCGGTTACTCGGTCGCCCACAAGAATGTTGGTTCCAAAAGCGTCTTCGTTCGGGAGCTTCGCCACCCACTGCTTGCCTACCCATCCCCGCCACAAAGCGGAATCTCCGGTTCCCCAACTGAACCACGCGGGCGGCTGCTGCGATAGATCACACACCAGCGTTTCAGTCACGAGGTTGAGCACGTAGAAATCGTGCCCGTCGAGCGTGTAGGTCCATGCGCGGCAAACCGGCCACTCGGGCAGGCCACGCACAACCACCATTGCGAACGCCTGAAATACCTTCGCGTCGGTGTCTCGCTTTTCGACCACCTGTGCGCTCGCCTGGAACTGCTGCACCTCTTCCGAAGGGTAGTTGATCACGGCGAGCGGCACCACCTGAGAAGCTCGGAGATCGGGTGCCCCTTCGGTGACGGCAAGCGATTGCGCTTGGCTGATTTGCGCGTCGGTCATGATTACAACGTCCGGTTGATCCGAATCGAGGCATCATTGAAAGTGCCGGGCGTCCACGGGCTAACTGTGTTGGGATCTTCCTCGCTCACGTCCCACCAATAGGTTGCGGTCGGAGTAATCGCGTGATCCACACCGGCATCGTATGCGGCGACTGATTTCAGACTGACTTGCAAATTGGCATCCCCGCCATCCGTTTTCATCGCGCGAACGACCGTGATCACCCCACGAACACTGGTGCTGTCTGCTGGCACGTCTCCAAGCGACATTTCCACGCTCGCTGCGGCGGCTGCGGCGGAAGCATAGTCGGCATCGTTGGGGGTGTCCTCGTCGAGCAGTGCGTAAATATCGGCGCCCGTCGAAGGTGTCCATCCAGTGTTGCTTTCGTCGCTTGCAACCGGGCAACCAACCACATTCACCGTGCCCATGAAATCATTGTTGTAGGTCCCGGATTTATCCCAAACAACCAACCCCTTCATGTAGAGTTGAACCGAGGTATTGCTTGTCCCGCTTTGCCGATTGGACCAACTGACGATGCCGATGAGGGTGTTTTGTGGCACAGCTTCGGTTGCGGTGAGCACCGGCACACCTTCACGGCGCACCTCGATATCTCCGGTTTCGCTGTCGATCAACATTTCGATGTGTTGCCATGTGTTCGTGGTGAAAATTGGAATAGTGGTTGTGGCAATCAAATCACTGTCAAAATCGTAAACCGACAAAGCTCCGTTCGGCTCCACGATCAAATCATACATGCGAGCATTGGCGATGCTACGATATCCAATAATCACGGGACGAATGCCAGACGACGATGGCAGTGTGGTTCGATAAAATCGGGCACCTACACCAAGCGCCTTGGCGGGGGTAGGGACCGACATGCGCGAATCGGTGAGATTGCTGTTGTTGTTCGTCGCGGCCACAACGAGTACGCGACCTGTGGATACTCCGTCAGGATCCACAGGTAGCTGATTGCCATTGTTCGGTGTGATGAATGAATATGGTAGTCCATCCAGCATGTTTTCGGCGCCAGCCACGCCCGACCCGTAGAAGCTGAAATTGTCGGCCCACTGCAACATCGGAAATCTCCCTTACGGGTTCAAAAAGTTCTGGCGAGCAATCGCCTTGCGAATGCGTTCCTCGATCTGCGGCGTCGAAATTCGCTGGGAACCCCCTTCGATTTTGAAAACGCCACCATCGTTGTCGGCAATGATCATCGAGCCTTTTACTTGAAGCGCGGAGCCAGGGATAGTCCCCCGGTCGAAAAGGACACCTTGCACTCGCTGCACCGGAGCATCGAGATTTCCAGTCATGAAATAGGCTTCGGTCGTGCTCTGGCCGGGGATCCAAAATTGGTCCCCATAGACGACGACTTGGTGGCCGGGATCCGGGCTGCGCTCGGCCGTGGCGTAGTTGAGCGGGTCAATGGTCGTCTCGCCCGGCTCAATCCAATAGAACCGTCCGTTGACGCTCTGGCCCGCCCCTACCACGATGATGATGTAGCCGTTGATGTAGCCGACGCTCACCGGGGCATAGTCGGCTGGCATCGGAACCGCGATAATGCCAGGGGCGCCACCGCCCGCGAACGTAGCACCGCCCCACGAGAGGTTCGCGCCGGTTTCCGTGGTCACAATCGCATTTCCAGCCGTGCCGAACGTGATTGCCCTCGCCACGAGATCGTTTGCCGTGCTCGACGATGCCCGCGCGGTCGTGTGCGCGATCAGCACCGTGGAATAGTCGGTTCCCCCGACGCCGGTATCGTTGATCGCGTTAAACAGATTTTCGAGCGAGAGCGCAGTGCTGATACCCCGAGCAACCAGCCACGGAGCAACTGCCGTCCCGGCTGGAGAGCCTGCATCGACCGAACCCGTGGTGAACTGGTAATAGGTGTTGTCGATCCTCACCACGTCGCCATTGGCAACATTCGCGGCTGCGGTGAGCGTGCCCCGGCCCCAGGCGTTATCGGTGTAGGCGTAGAGCGCCTGCCCGTCCGCAATCCACAGGAAAGAGGGAACGGCCGAACCACCGTCGCCGATGGTACCCGTCGCGGCCATGCTCACGTCAGCGGCCGTGGCGCTGCCCGCAATCGACGTGGAAACGGTCGTGGGAACACCGTTGACCGTGACGCGGGAAAGAACGTCCCCGCTGACTATGAAATGGTCGTCGTTGAAAATCCCCGGAGCATGGTATTCAGCGCGAACCGGCTCCGTGCCGAGCGAAATCCAGCGCTGCAAGCCGGGGCGCGCGACATACGAGAAATCATCGGCCAAGACCGGATTTTGCTCGATCCAGCGATTGCGCAAAAGGATATCGGCCGTGCGAAGGACCGAACGGCTGGCATCATGCCGGGCAAGGGGAATTTTGGGCATTACTCATTCCCCTGATAACCTCGATTGAACGCCGAGGTCGAAGAAAAGCTTCGCTGCCGGTCGTAGGTCTGCCGGCTCATGAAGGGCCAGGAAAGATCCTCGTTGGCTTCGAGCGGTTGCGATTGCAGGTAGCGCGAGACGAACTTTTTCCGTTCGGACTTGAAAATGGACAGACTTTGCTCGTCCATCATTCGACCGTAGCGCGGGTTAATTCGCAGAGCTAGGTAAGTGATGAAAAAACTATCGAAGTCTGCTGGAAAGGGCATTTCGTCGGTCGAGAGCTTCGACGAGATCACCACCCAATCGCCGAGATCAGCGCGGTAGAACCATTCGCGGAAAGTTCCGTCCGTGTTGAGTGTCAGAGTTGCCGCACCTTCGATCCTGCGCCCGTTTGCGTCGAGCGTCACCGGATAGGTGGCAAGCAGGCTGGAAGGGTCGGCAATTGCCATCCTCGAACCATCCTGGGGTGTCGGAGTGAGGTAAACCGTCACCGGCTCTTCGTTGAGCACGAGCAACCGCTTATTGATGTTCGGATGTGCCCGTTGCTGCGCGGTGATCGTGTTGTCGTCGATTTCTCGACCATAGTTACCAAGAGGCCAGTCAGTCAGCGCCTCGCCTGCTTCGTCGCCAAGCACGGCGCTGAAAAGCGCGTTGAGCAGCCGCAATCCTTCCGTAACCTGCGCATCGCTCGGATCTCGCCCGATCGCGATAAGATTACCTTCGCGATATGCGTCAGCAATGATCGAGGAAATCAAGGTCACGGAAGGATCCCCCGTTGATTACAGGTCCAGCGGCTCAGGAGCCGGGCGGGCAACACCCACCTTTATGTGCCGCAAACCTTTCTTGGTTTTCGTCTTAGTCGGAGTGTGAGTAGGTGATGGGGCGGGTACGTGCGACGAAGTCGAACCCTTGACGGTGCGTTTCTCGGCGCCCGAGGTCCATCCAGTCGGAACATCTTCCGCCTTATCGAAAATCGCGGCTTCATCGCCTTTTGGGCTATTGAACCAGGCGGGCCATTCACTTTTAAGCATCGGTGTTCTCCTATCGATAGACTATCCTTGAATGACTAGGCGAGACAAAGCAATCCCAATCACCGAAGACGTACCTCCAACAGACATAAATCCGCGAGGTGAAAGTAGGGTGTTCACTGCGGGGAGATCGCTCGTCAACGTACCACTCGCAATTGTGCTAGGTGCGGAATTGTCCCAAAATCGGTAGGATACGTTCGGCGAATTTGGTGTTGCAAAAAGTTCAAGTGTGTAGGTTTTTGTGCGATCAACTGTAGGTACAGGGAATGAGGCACCAAGATCAATCTTGGTTGCCGTTCCTGTATTATCGTTATGCATGATTTGAATATTGGTATCCGCAGCATCCCAACCAACACCTACTATACTAGGTGAATTTGATGGTTCTGCGTCAACCGGAGCTGTCGTGTGATTGCTCATACCCACAAATAGTCGATTTGTCGCAGTCGCCACTCCCGTTGCCGGTGCAAAAGTGCAAGCCATGCGGAAACCGCCACGGTTCGTGACATTTCCTAGGAACCATTTACTTACTGGATATCGAAACCCTGCCACTGCGCTAGTTGAAGCAACCGTAACGAGATATTCGAGCAGTCGGGTTGATGTATAGTCGTTGGTTGTTGCAATTGCAGAAGATGCGGTTGCCGTTCCTGTAGCTGTGAGTGCTGCACCGCCAAAAGCTGAAATAGTAGTAGTTACACCTTCCGCTTGATATGCCAGGACTGGACGCCGACCTAAATCAACAAAAACATCTAGTTCGGTCCCGCTGATCTCAATAGCACCAGGTGCTCCTATTGTAATTTCTTCTGGTGATCCTGCGCCCGCCGTATATCTACCTACGAGAGTTTTGGGACCACTCAAATTCTGAATTTTGCCAAAAGTGACCGCACCGAGATCAATAGTCCACGTAGTACCACTGCTTGATACCGTGATATCTCCCTTATCACCATCCGAAACTCCACCCCCTGCACCTGGTGGCACGGCCCATGATCCATCGGCACGCAGGAAATCGGTCGTGCCACCACCGGACGACGGCACCAGTCCCTTGAGTGTCGATGTAAAAACATCGAGCAACGCGGTTGCTTGGGTTCCGTTCAAATCTTCCGGGGAACCACTACCTGCCGTAGTTCTACCCTTGAATGTGGCAGTGGCGACATTCGCAAGTTTTGCGTTGGTTACAGCACCTGCGTCAATTGCCCATGCAGTACCACCGCTGGATACAGTGATATCGCCCTTATCACCGTCCGTAACAGGTGGCACGGCCCATGATCCATCGGCACGCAGGAAATTGGTTGTACCACCGCCAGACGACGGCACCAGTCCCTTGAGTGTCGATGTAAAAACATCGAGCAACGAAGTCGCTTGGGTGCCTGTTAATTCTTCCCCAACGCCGCTACCTGCGGTGATACGTCCAAAAAACCGCGAAGTTGCCGCAGCAAACACAGTGTCAATTGCTTGCGTACCTGTGTGATTTGCTCGGGCAAGCAAAACAGCATCGGAACTGTTGGCTGTAGCTCCGTCCGCAACATTAATCATCGTGCGAACTTGTGCAGCGGTCAACTCTTCCCCGACGCCACTGCCTGCGGTCGAACGACCGAAAATTCTTGAGGATGAAGCTGCCAGGATCGTAGCAATTGCTTGCGTACCTGTGTGATTTGCTCGGGCAAGCAAAACAGCATCGGAACTGTTGGCTGTAGCTCCCGCAGCGACCCCATCGAGTTTGGCCTTGTCCGCGCCGGTCATGAAGCCCGCCGACCCGGAAGCCACGGCGTTGGAGTGTGCGGTTCCCCCGCTCCCTGCGTGCGAAGCAGCTAACTTGTCAACATCGAGTTCATTGATCGCGGCCTGCAAGTCAGTTGCCGCAATACCCCCGGCAGGGACATTCCCTACCTGATCTGCCGTTGTGGGGAATTCACCGAGATATATCCAAGTCGCCCCATCACTATAATAGCAACCCTTGCTCTTGCGATTGACCAGATAAACGCCGGTCGAAGTCAGTACCCAATACTTCTGCTGCGGAACCGTAGTAGGATCCGGGAGATCGGCATAAGTATTGACCGTGACTGCATCTTTTCCGGTGTATAGTTCCGTGAAGTTCGCATTAATCTTTGTGCGAACTTGAAGTCCCGTTTCACCGTTATTGATGATTTGCTGGCCCATCTAGTCGATCCAAACTTCGGTGTCGATCCAATCCCCGCCATCATTCCAAATACCGAGGGCCAGGATCCAATTAGATACAGGTCCACCCCCTGCTGCAAGGATACCTACCCAAGTCGAAATCATGGGTTAGATCGCAAGCGTGCCGCTTGCACCCCCTGCAAGCGTAACCGTGCCGCCTGCCCCGGTGCGAAACAAGAAAGGTAGTGGAACATACGCACCAGCCGCGACCGGCTGTGCGTCCACCAAAACAGTTCCGTCCGCATCGGTAATGGTCAAGGTCCCCGCCGTCTTGGCAAGAAAGCCGCCGACTTGGCCACCTTTGATCTCATAGCTGGTATTCGCAGCCATCGGTTGAGGGCGGTATCTTTCTCTTACAGCGGTCATTTTTGGTATCCTTGGTTAAAAAGGCCCCGCCTCGTGCGGGAACAACGAGACGGGGCCTGTCAACATTCGCCCGGAGAACTAGGCGAACCGCAGCCCTTAGCTGCCGTTGACCCGGCAAAGCCGCGTGCGATCCCGCACGTTGGCATTCAGCGCCACGTCGAACCGGACGCCGTGGGCGCCAGTGTCGAAGTCGCTGTGCTGCCACATACGAACCGAGATCGGCACCTTCTTGAGCTTGCGGCGCATGGACGTATCCGAAGCGGGCAGGATCAGCGGCACGGTGTTGACAACAATCGCCGGCTTCTGGATCAGCAAGCGCGGAGCCAGGTTGGCACTCGCCGCACCCAGGAAGGTGATATCCGCATTGTCAGCCGGCGCGGCGTCCACGGTCGCGTGCGCGGTGTTGATGTTGACGTTATCACCAGCGCCCGAACCCGGAACGATGATCGCCGGGAAGATCGTCAGTGCCACAGCGCCAGCCACGGCCGTTGCGTCCGCAACAACGGTGAACTGCTGCAAACGGGCGGGCGAAACGCGAGCCTGCTTGCGGTTGTCGTAGGCATAGACCCCGGCGATGGTGAAGACTTCGCCCGCCTTGAAAGTCGCCGCAGCCGTGGTGGCGTCGGTGATATTCAGGGTTTGGGTCATGCGCCGCCCGTTGACGGTGCCGGCCTTCGCCACATCGGCGTAGTTGACGTTCTGGTTCGCCCCGTCAACTTCCATCACGTTCGCGCCGGTCCCGGTACGGGTGCCCGTGGTGAGGACCGGAAGCTGATTGGTGAACATCGAACGGATACCGTTCAGTTCGCCCGAGAAGCCCTTGCGGAAAGTCGCGGTCGAGAACTGATCCGGCCCCGGCAGCTTCACCACCTGGTCTCCGAGCTTCATTTCGTCGGTGTGGTTCATGATGTAGGAAAGTTCGGAATCATCGACCCCGTTTTCCTTGAGCCGGGTATAGGCCGCAGCCGCGTCCAGCCATTCGTCAATCGACGTGCTGCCGTCGCCGACCCAATCGGCCGAGGCCAGGGTAGCGATTTGCAGGATATAGGCGTCGATCTTTTCCGCCATGCTGGTGGCGGCGCCGAGCAGTGCCTTGCTTTCGCGGGCATCGCCGATGGACTTGATCTTGACGAAATCGCCCCAGCCCATGTTCGCGTTGAACGTGCCGGTGACTTCGAACAGTTCCGACCCGAACACGGTCCCATCGGTGCCGCCCGAGAGATCCTTCACGCCGTTTTCGGTGCGGGTGACGGTGTAGCGCGGCGTGGTCTGTTCGAGAACCTGCAAGCCGTTGCGGTCGTCCATTTCGCCATCGTATTCGTTCCACGAAACGGCGTCGGCGGTCACGAGGTTGTTCTGCAACACCATCGCAAACGAGTTCAGAACGAGCTTCTGCTGTTCGGTAGTTACTGCACCCATCGGAGTGTCCCTTTCCTTGAAATGCGGATCGGAACACTCCGATGCCGCGAATTAACGATAACCCTTTTTCGCGTCGTTCGCCCAAGCCTTTTCGAAATCATCGAGATTGTCGGTGGCCGGGCTGATACTGGTGCGGGAGTTCGCTCCACGCGCCGGATTGCGGGGCGGGTCGCCGGCCTGGGGAACGCGCCGGCCAGCCTTGGCCTTGGCGATCTCCGCGTCACGCGCCTGCACGAACTTCAACTGTTGATAGGGAGAAAGGTTGGCTACGCGCTTCGCTTCCGCCTTATTCTGTGAGAGATCGTAGAGGATCTGCGCGCCGTGCTCGGCTTCATGCGCCGCCTCGAAGGTTGCTTGGGACAGAACCCAATCGCCTCGCATACCGGCTTCAACAACGCTTTCCTGGAAATCGTCGAAAAGTTCGATGCCTTTGGTCGCGAGATCATCAACCTTTACGAGAATTTCTTGCTGCTGCCGTTCGACCGCTTGAGCATTCTCGTGTTCCTGCTGACGTTGCAGGACCGCATCGGCTCTCTCGGCGGCCTTTTTCTCGGCCAACCATTCAAGCTTATCCTCGATATAACGGTCGTCGAGGTGCCCGAGGGGATACTTGTCGGTGTCGGTGGGATCCGGCTCCGGTGTTTCCACAGGCTGATTACCACCGCGATTTTCGCCTTGCAAGCCCCTTTCGAGATTTTCCAGGCGGGCGAGCAATTCCGAGTTGCCGCGCCCTTCAAGCTGGCGCTGCAATTCCCGGTTGCGGCGCGTCAGTTCGCGAATTCGATCACTCGGTTTGCGGCGCTGGCGCTGCTGATCGTCGTCACCTTCACCGTCCTGGTCGTCACCGTTCTGATCGTCGTCGCCGCCCTGGTCGTCACCGTTCTGATCGTCGGCCGCGCCGCGATCATCGTTCTGATCGTCGTCACCCTGATCATCGCCCTGGTCGTCGGCCGCAGGGGCTTCCTTCATCTTCGGGGGACCACGGCGCTTGGCCGGCTGGTCTTCCTTCGCGGCTGCAACTTCGCTACCAACTTCAACATCGCCCGAGGCCATGAAATCGTCGAATTCAGCGGTGCTTTCGTTTCCCGACTTACTCATCTTCCTGTTCTCCATTTTCCGGGGTTTCGGTAGCTGCCTTGCGTTCGTCGAAGTCCCGGTCTTCGCCGGCAAGGGTGTTATGCTGATCAAGAACGTCCATCACCTGACGGAATTCCTGATCATCCATAGCTGCGTTGCGTTCCTCGTTTTTGCCCGCCACGTCAGCGGCACGGCTGCGAGCGTCGAGAATTGCCTTGTAGGCTTGGGCCTGTGCCAGATTTGCGCGGGCTTCGTCGGCCGAAGCCTTGGCCTGCTTGGCGGCAAGGTCGGCTTCGGCTTGGGCCTGTGCAAGCTGCGCCTGTGCGGCCTGCAACTCTTGGTTCTGCTGCTGCGCCTGCCGCATTTCCGGCGTAAGCTCGTCTTCGGGGATCGTTCCAGCCGGGAGCAACGCCTTAAACCGCTGCGCAAACTCGCCGCTACGCGGCCAATCCTGTGCTTCGGCCACGAGATCCATCACGACGCCCGCAGCCTGCGGCATTGCGTTGACGAACGCCATCATCTGTTCGGCCGCAAGTGCTCGTTTGGTTTCGCTGGCCGGACCGACCGAAACGGTGACGCCGTATTTACCCATCGTCACATCCGAATTCGGATCACTTGGGTCGTTGATCACCTTCATAAGCCGCTTGTCGTCGCGGCCAATCACCGTGACAATCCGCTTGGTGTCATAAATGTAGGGGATCAGTTCGTTGATATTTTTCGCGCAACGCTCGTCGGCAATCCGGCGCCGGTCAACGTAGATATACGTCCCCACGTCCGAAACCATCTGGCGCTGCTGGATAGCAACCTTCGACACCTCGTTACTCGGCATCCCGAGCGCGGCTTCGTGGATATTCGAGATATCCTTGAGGTCTTGGGTCGCCATACCGGCTTCGTTGACTAAAGCCGCGTCGATACCAGGGGGCGGGACGTGAATGGGCGCGGTTTCGCCATCGTTGAAATACAGGAATGGGTCGTCACTGGACGGCGCTCGCCGCCACTTGGCTTCGTGCCCCTTGACCGCTTCCGGCGTCGTGAGCCACTTGTTCCGGGGCGCCGCCACAAGCTGTTCGGCCACGGTCGAGCGCCAATAGTTGTGCAGCCGTTGCGGGTCCTTGAGGAACCGAATCAAGCCCCAACGGTGGACCTTTTCGCCATCGTTGATTTCCCATCCCGGCACCCGATAGATCGGGATCGAGGAAATCGGATAATCGTAGGGACCTTCGAGAATTGCATTGCCGCTGCAAACGTAGAGGCGAGCAATCCGGTTCGGAACTTCCCGAATGTAGGGCGAACCATCCGAGCGCGTTTCGACGAAATTGATATATTCGAATTCTTCCTTGTCGGTCACATCATGCACGGTGCCGTCAAGGTAGAGCGCGAGAACTTTGGTGCCTTCCGTGACCATTCGCCAATACGAGACGATCCGAACGCAATCCTCTTGCAGCCAATAGCCGCTGTTGTTCCATTTCTTTTCGTCCAGGAACCCGACTTCCGCAGCCCAAGGCCAGCGCTGCTTGAATTCCTGCTGCGGGAGATCATCACCAACAAATCCCCATTGGGCATCGCCGCCCGAGGGTTCGATTGCAAGAGGATCTAGCACCACCGCGTAAGGGTCGGTAACGGCCGAAAGCTTGATTTCTTGCTCGAAAACATCGTCGTTCGCGTAATCGAGTGAGAGCGTGAAATAGCCTTCGCCGCCGACGCACTGGTATTTCGCGGCTTCATCGCGGGCGAAATCGGCATGTGAATTCTTGAAAATCGAGCGGATAAGCCCTTCGCGGACTTCCGCGATTTCCTTGGTGCCTGCCTTGTCAGGATGGACCCGAATTTCCGTCTCGTTCATGAGACGGTTGCCGACAATCTGCGCAACGAAGGCGATCAGTCGGTTGAACGTGAGGATGGGTTTGTTGGCGGCTTTTCGGCGCGCTTCCACCACTGGATCCCACTGATTGCCGACCGCGAATTTTGCGTCGTCCTTGCCGGCGATGATGTTGTGCTCGTTGAAGCCGTAGCCCCATTCGTATTTCGAGCGCATGTCTTCGAGGAAAGCGCTTTCGCTATCGAAACCACTTGGTGTTTTGGTCCGAGTGCGCGGAAGCTCGCGGTCTTCCCTCGCCAAGTTGTCACGAATTCCAGCCATCGCCCATGCTCCTGTTACGCCATCCAGCCGTAAGACCCGTCAGCCTCGTAGAAACCATCGTGGCCGCCCACACCTGGGGCATGGATGTGCCGCAATTGCGGAGTTGCCCCGGCCCCGAACCCTTTTGGTTTTTCCGGCGTGCTCCAAGTATCAAAGAATTCCTTGGTTGCAAAGGTCAATACGCAGGCGTCCGAAAGGTCCGAGGATCGTAGTCCGCGAGCCTTCATGTCTGACTTGCTTTCCAGCAACCAATCATTATTTGCCCGCCACTTCTGCTTGGGGCCGCTAATATCCGATGCAAGATCGTCGTCGTCGGGGATCGCACCACCTTCGTTGAGCCAATCCTTAAAGTCGCCATACATTTCGGCGCGGCGGTTCCAGGGGCCGGCACGCTTCGGTGTGGCCTGCTTGAACCGCGAGGTGCCGCCGAAGTCGATCCCCTTCACCACATCGGCGTAGTAACGGTTGAGATTGCGCAACGCCGAAACAATGTTCTGCCCCATCGAACCGCGATCCACATTCATGCGGTTGGGATTGTGCTCGTCGATAATCGCGGAAAGCCACGCCACCGCCTCGTCGTGCTCAAGCTTGTTTCGGTGGATCACTCGAAGAATCTTGTCACCGCGACGGAATGCAACGGCGAAACGGTCGCCGCCGCTGCCGGCTGGATCCACGCCGATGATCAGCGGAGCGTCAGGGTCTTCCATCACCCGCTTGCGGGCACGGAGCACGAGTGCGGGCTTGATGAAAACACCTTCGATATCGGCCGCAGCGAATGCTTCGGTCACGTCGATGGGGTATTCCTGCCGGAATTTGCCGACCGAGCCGAGTTCATGGATTTTCGCACGGCGCCAGAGCATTTGCCCATCGGTCAAGCCGTGGAGTTCCTGATATTCGAGTTCGGAAAGCTCGCCTTCCTCTTCCGGCTCGGGCAGCGGAGTGTAATCACCCTCTTCGGTATATTCGGTTTGGACCGTCCAGGGCACGAAAACGGCGCGGTAGCGGCCGATGCCCTTCATCGCGTCCATGTAGCGTTTCCAAAACTCCCCGGTCGGCCCGGCCGAAGTCGTTTCAAGCCAGATTTCCGAGGGAGCTTTCACCCAACCATAGATTTCGCCAATGTTGCGCTCGAAGGGCAGCGGATTGGGTGGTTCACGCCACAGGACACCCCAAACGCCTCGAACTTCGTCCACGCCTTGCACCGACGCAGCGAAATGGTCTGGTGCATTGGTCCACCAGGCGGCTTCCGAGCCGTGGAAGAACGTCACGGCGCCGCCACGCCCGCCTGCTTTCTGCCCGGCCGTCGCCACCTGGTAAGACGAGCCGCGCTTGATGAATTCCAGTTCCTTCGCGTTGTCGGTGCCGACCTGGGGCGGGAACGGGTGCTTCTGCTGCATGAGATCGGTCATGCCGAACAGCACGTTCGACGACGCCATTTCATGCGAGAGAATGTAAATTCGTTGGCGATCCCACAATGTCGCGCGCCAGTAGCCGCGAGCAGCAACGTAAGTCGAAAAACCCTGCCGGCGACCCTTGAGGCCAGCGATACGCACCCAGCGCTCGGTTTCCAACTGATCTTCGGCCGCGTCGTGCAGAAGCCCTTGCGCTTCGTTCAGTACGAGAGGTTCGAGATCGCCCGATTTTGTGCGAATGCGGATTGCTTCGCGGGCAAAACGGCGGAAGTCGGATTTCCAGTAGGCAACACGGAGCGCAAGCCAGCGTTCACGCACTTCGTCGATGGAAATTCCGGCTTTCGTGGCGATCTCTTGTAGATTCATTTCAGCAACGCGGCCGGCGTGACAGGCAGGGCGGTATTTCCGCCGTTCACGGTGCCAAAATGCGGGCGCGGCGGTGCCCGGCGCGGAGTGATCGGAGTTGGGTTCAGCCCGCCGTGATGCTTAAGCACCCAAATGATGAATTCGATGTTGTCGTTGAACACCTTCCCGAGTTCCACGGCAGCTTGGGCAATTTCTTCCTCGCCCACAGCAAGGGCAAGCTTCTGGTGGCGGTCCTGCATGGCAACACCAAGTTTGGCTGCGGCCTGTTTGCGTGCAAGTGTCGGGTTCATGGTATAAGCCTTTCTTCGACAAGGTGGGCGTATCCTTGAATATCGTGCCAGTTGTCGGCGTAATTCGGATCACCATTGAGAATACGGGCAATCTTATCCGCAATCACTGAAAGAGCTTGGCGCTTAGTCGGATCGAGTGCACACCATCCCGGTGCGTCTCTCATTACGTCCTGTAATGCCTGGGCGATCACTGCATGATCAGCAAAATCCCCGTAGCGCGCACCGCGCTCGGTCAAGGTGTCTTGAACATTCACAGGTCATACTCCAGGCTAGGTTCGGTCGGAGCATTGTCTTCGGGCAATCCTTCGTGCGGATCGACCGGAACCGGTCGGCCGTCGATCACGGCGGCAGCGGCGCGAAGGTCCGCGATCAGACCAAGACCGACCCAGGGGTAGGCCCGATCGAGGCTAAGATCGGTGGCCCACTTATCGAGACGTTGCGACAAGCCTTCTGCTTTACCGAAAGGACTTACATACATTTTCGATACCTTTCCCGCTTGTATTGACGATCCGCCTCAATGCAGGGATCGCATCTGCAATTTTGGTTGACGTAGGTTGACCGTGTTCCATGAATCGTAGCCATCCTTCGTTGATTGCGATTTTGGTCTGAATAGGTAGCCCAAACACAGTTGAATGGGTCATATCCCTGATCGTTGTCAATTCTCTCTATAGTTAGTCCATCTGGTTTGGGACCCATATCTAGGAAAAATGTATCAAAATCCTCTTTCCATCTTTCACATACGGTTATTCCGCGCCCACCGTAATCCGAAAAGCTACTGCAATTCTCATTGAAACACCTGCGCCGCATATCTCGCCAAACGAGGTATGTTTTTCGGTTATCTTTCGAGAATTTCCAGTTTCTCCTGCGGCGGTTAGAGGTCATAGATCGGCTGGACTTCCGTGAATTCTGCCTCGATAGGCATGGTTTGGCGTTCCAGCCGGGTAATCGCGTCGTCGATGGTGAGCGTTCCCGAAACGTCCACTTGCTGACTGCGTGAAATCATCTTGGGGAAAAGCTTGGTGTAGAAATCGGTCGGGTTGGTGTCGGCCCATGCCGCCATTCGCGGCAAGCCACCCATTTGTTCGAAACAGGACATGACCAGCGCTCCGGCGAAGCGGCCTACGTGCTGATATTGCTCGGCCGAGATCATCGGCAGGCGCGCGAGATCCTTGGTTGGCACCAGCACATCGGTTCGCGTAGCAGTCGGGTCGGGTTCGTCGTTCATCACCACTCGATTTTTCGGGGTTTGGTGTTCGGGTTCGGAACAGTCCAAGCATAGTCCATGCAAACGAGCCTGCCGTCAAGCCAGCCAAAGTTCTCCCGTTTGATATCGGAGAGGAAGGCCGGTAATTTGTCAGGCAAGGTGTCACTTTCGTGGATCGGACGAACGCGCTTCATGAGCAGCAAGCGCCCATCGGGACTTAGAAACTCGATAGGGCAGAGCCAATCAGCCACCTTTTTGTAATAGCGGTGATCGGTCCAAAACTTGTCTTCCATAACATTCGCAAAATACCGCATTTCCTGGTTTTCAACCTTCACCACGAGATCAGGTCGGATCTTACACGCATAGACCGTGCGATGAATTCCTTCGCCGAGTTTTTCGCCGCAAAGCATGTTGAAACAATCTTCGAAGGTCGCCCCATTGCTCATGTCAGTGCTCCAGAAATGCGACATTCTTCCTGGTGGACCAGCAAAGGCCACAGGTCGCGCAGCATCGAGTTTGCCGGGTTTGCTCCGGGCAGATGAAGGCATTTGCCGGCCGACTTTCGGGCGTGCCAATCGTGACCGTGCTCATGACCGGATAGGGCGCGTTGCTCATTCGGATCATCGCGCGGTATCCCCATTCCATGCGCAGATGGTGAAGGGTCCAGCCGATAGAGGATTTGTTGGGGTGCGCCGAATATCCGTAGATCGAGAGGCGTGGGTGCAGTCGAAGCATTCGATCCCAAAAGGCAACGTAGGTGCACGAGTAGAAATCTCCGAGCGCGTGGAGCCGGATCAGGACGCCCGGCCACGGCTTCGCCATGAGGTTGGCGATTTCGAGTTCGAGCGCGGGCAGGAAAGCCGGGTCGGTGTGGTCAATGCGCTTGGCAAACGGCATGTTGTTGCCGTAGCAGGTTTGCCAGTGCTGGCAGGTGTTCGGGCAGGTTTTGCGCTCTTCGAGCGAGAGCGTGAAAATGTGGTAGCCCTTGAATTTGCCCTTGCGCACATCATGGCCGATTTTCACGTTGGAGTGACCATTGACGAGCAAGTGGGTGAGTTGGTCCACGCGCCGGATTGCCTTCGTGAATTTGGTTCGCCCTTCCTGGACGAAGGCGCTTTCCATCGTCGGCAAGCGCGGCTGGCGCTGCTTGTACCGAACGGCTCCAGTGTCGTTGCGGACGTAGCGCGTCAGCGTCGTATCATCCCCAGCCGCCTTCGAGGTGAGGCGGTAGTGTTTCATGTCGTTACGCACTGGAAACCTCTCCTACGGTTTCAGGTCGTCCCATAGAGCCAGCCCGGCAGGTTGCGGGTGAAAGCTCGCAGGGTTGGCCTTTCGCCGGTCTTTTTCCTGCCGGCGATCTTCGACCAGGCCCATTTGTTCGAGCTTGATCAAAGCGTGTTGGATATGCGAGCGCTCGGGAATTCCGAGCTTCAAGGCAAGATCCTTGCCGTTGATGCCTGGATTCGCGATGATCCCGTAAAGGATGATGATATCGCGTGCCTTGAGACCGGCTTTGTCGATCTTGTGAAGCCGGATCAGAAAATCGGCTGCGCTCGTCATAATTTCAACTCCCGGTTCGCGCTGATCTTACGGCGCTACCCAGGAAAAGCCAAGACGGATTTAGGCCGGGTTTTTGGTGATCGTTTCGAGACGGGCAATTTCTGCCTTGATCTCGGTCACGTTCTTTTCGAACCCGATCCGGCCTTCGCGTGCTCGCAGCATGGCGCGCAGCTTTACCAGCCGTTCGCCCGCCTGCTGAATACGGTCCATGCTCATGCGAGATCAACCAGCCGGTTCTTCACGGCGTCGATCCGGTTGAGGCGGTCGTGCAGTCGCGAGGTGAGGACGTGCAATCGGCCGAGCGCGCAGCCCGGATCCGAGTTTTCGACGCCGCTCTTGCCTGCGGGTTCCGCGCGCGCACCGAACAGTCGATCAGCAAGGCTTTCGAGGCCACACAAGATCACTTCGGCGCTCGATACGGCATTGGCGACGATGTTTTCGAGTTCGTCGAGCGCAGCACGCGGCCGGTCGGCTTCGACGAGGTTTTCCCCGGCGTATGCCCGCTCGATGGTGTCGCGATGGCCGAGGTTATTCCCGGCAAAATTCCTGTCCATGATCTTTGCTCCCGCTTGAGACTGGTCGTGCTGTTCATGACGGGTTTCGTGCAAAAGGTCAATGGCAAAAGAAAAGGTCCGGTGCGCCATTTCGGGACAGACCGGACCTTGTGAAGTTTGGGAGAGGATGCCTGAAAGGCGGGACCCTTTTAGTCGGTTAGGGTGGCTGGGTCAAATGTCAAATTTGGGCGGGCCGTTGCGGTCAATATCGGCGTCACCGACCTGGACCGGCTCGTCCTTCAAAGCCGTTTGCACGGCAAGATTGGCGAAAAACGCCACCAGCGCATCGCGGTGCTGGGGATAGGCGGCGATCGCCACCACGAGATTCTCATGCGTCGGCTCGACGCCGTCGATGAGGAGGTCAAGGATGACGTCATCCGCCGTTGGCTGATCCACACGGTTCATGACTCTTCTCCATGCGCTTCGCGCATTTGCTCAATTGCAGCGTTTATCCAGTTTCGAATTTGGCGTTCGCTCACCGGTTTGAACTTCTCGCAGAGGGTAGGTACGCCATCCGGGCGACGAAGGACATGGGTTCAGTTCCCCAGGTTGGCGCGAACAGCCGCGTCTTTGGCTTCGAGAAGCTTGCGCAGGGCAACGGTGCGTTCGGCGTTGCGCGGCAAGGTTTCGACGATGTGCCCGGCGAGATCGCAGAACGGTTTGGAAGCGCCGCGCAGCTTTTCGGGCAGGTGCGAGTAGTGGAAAAAGCAAAGGATGGGATCAACCGAAAGCTGGTCGTCGCTGAATTCCTTGGGTGCAGGGTGGATTTCGGACATGGTTTAATCTCCAAGCAGAGTGTGAGGGTATTTGCCGATAATGGCCGAGCGAAGGTAGGACCCGCCAGAGAAGCCAGCCGCAACGTCCTTGGGCACCCCGGCGTAGCTGTAGCGCTTGCCGGAAGCGAAAGTGACGGTCAAGGTTTTGGTTTCTTCGTCGTAGTCGTGAGAGGCGACGTTGCGGCGCGGGGCCTTGGGGTTTTTCTTCATTGGTTGGGATCTCCCGGATGGCCGTTTTGGTGCCAGGGTGGCTAGTCCCCGCCATGCTCCCGCTGCCAAGCCTCACGGCTCGCCAGAGCTTGAGCGCAGGGGCACCCTACAGCATGGCCGCTGGTGAGACATTACCATGACGGAAGTTGATTGCAAGCATTAAAAATTTGGTGGGGTGTGGTGGGGCGGTCGTGCAGCATGGGAATACGTCAGGAAAATTACGTCCATGACGGAAGTTGAGCGGGGAGTAGGAAAATTGGGTGTATTGCGCACCAGCACTATGCCCGGTCCACCGGCCGCGCGCTCGAAGGTATCCCCCCTGCCGGCCGGTTTTCACGTTGGGGCCCCCTTTTGCTCTATATATGTTCCGCCGCGTCACATAATCAAGGCAATGTGTGCCAGGATGGGACAGTTTTGCAATGCAATATTCCGTTGCGTCACATTTACAAATTGTTAGGATTTCCCGTATAAGGTGAGATCATCACGAAACCGGAAAAGGAATTCGGATAATGGATAAATTCTATCACGTATCAAATGGGCGCGCTTATGGGCCTAGCGAAGATGGTGAGACACTGGCGCAATATAAGGAACGCGTGCGCAAAGCTTATGGCTCGCTGTCTGGTATCACTTTCGGCACGCGCACGGATTTTCATCCGGCAACTTTTTGGCAGAAAGGAATTTGAACCATGCAAATCGAGCGGGAATTTATCGAGCGGCGCGGCGAAGAGCGGCGCCAGAGGATCCGGGCAGG